CTGATTGCAGTCTGCCAAATGCAGACCCTATCTTACGAGATAGATCTGCCATACGTTCTGCAACTTCAGTAGCTGATGCAGGTGTTTTATTTGGATCACCTAACATATCATTATACAAAGCTCTCTTTATATTATTTCTCATGTCATTTAAAATAAGATTAGCAACATCAAATGATCCTGCTGCTCTAATTGGTTGTAGTCCTTGTGAGTTCGGTGCTTTTGGAATGACAGTGCCGGGGACTAAGTTTATAGTATCAACATTAATTATACCATCATCATCAATCTGATAAATACCTGATATAGCCATCTGTGCATTTTCAAGTATCATTTCTATTGTAAGGTTGCAGGTCTTGATTGCACTAAGAGCATTTAATGCAGGACCTCTACCATAAACTTCGCCTGATGCTTTACTCCATCTAAAAGCTATAAATGGATTTGACCCAACACCAGTGTAGACTTCTGACATAATCATAGCTTTTTCATTTATATCTATAACATAGTAACCATACTTTTCTTCGTTAGGGTCATCATATAAACGACATGATACCTCAAGTATCTTTGTTTTACCTTCAGGACTTCTGCTTATTCTTTCTGCCATTTGTGGAGTAAGTATACCATTAGGATATGCTACTGGTATATCTTCATTCTTTAACATACGTTCACGATATACATGATCAACCTTGCCATCAGGTCCAGTATCTAAAACAACATGGGGTAAAGGAATTGATTGGAAACGAATTGGATTGACTGCATCACCTTCCATGACACAGATAACTGCAGTACCAAGTGCCAAGTCTATAAAGCATTCATGTATCTCTTGAGCAAAGTTTGATGTCTGTAATATCTCAAATACATAATCAGTGACACCATCAAGTGCATTATTGATATCATCTTTCTCGCCATCAGGAACTTCTTGACCAGTAACAAAGTCTGCCCATCTTGCAAAGTTAGGAGTAAGTCCTGACTGTAGTCTTGATGCAAATTCTTGAATACCTACGACTGCAGTCTCGTCAAAGATCTTGTCATCTTTTCTTTCGCCAACAGAATAATTTTTAAATCCTTGTCTTTGAGGCAAGCAATACTCATAGATTTCATCATAAAGATCTTCAAAGTTAAGCCTTACAGCCTGAGCTTTCTCATAGCTTTGAAGCATTTGTTCTACAGTTTTCTCGTGCATTAGTTATCGTATTCGTTATAGAAACCTATGCCACCACCTGAACCTCGGAGCAAAGATCGTCTACCACTACCTTTTCTTTTTCGAGTTATATTTTCTTCAAGAACATCTTGTCTAGCATCAACTCTTTTTTCTGTCTCAACTTCTTTTTGAGCTTCTGTTTCCATTTCTGCTTCTTTTTCCTCTTTAGTTGGAGGAGGAGGACTTGAACTTCTAGGTAAACACATATTTAACTCCTTACATTCTTGCCCATAATCCCTGCCTTTTCTGATGTTTAGGTCTACGATTAAAGACATCATATTCTACTCTAGCATTAAAGGTTTCAATCTTTTTGTTCATGCCTAGTACTTGCCTTCCTTCGCCTGACCCTAACATCAAATATTGCATGGCATCATGAATATGTGAGTATCGATCTTTAAGAGGTTTATCTTCATATCGTTCTCCTGACACTTGCATACGACGATATTGATAACCTCCCTCAAACCCTTTTACCAATTCTTTACACCTAAAGTCAATCAATATTCCTGAATTGCCATCAACCATTCTATTTAATACAGATGCAACTGACTCAATTCTTAAGGCAACATCATTACTTGTTGTAGGTCTGGCACTTAATCCTGCACCTCTTAATATCTGAAAAGGTGTGGATTCATCAGTCTGTGCCCTGAAGTCACCTGAAGGATCTCCATAAATATGTACTTCACAGTTGGCATATCGTGTAGCTATCTCTGCTCTTAACAATTCTGCAAACCTAACAATACCCATATCAAAAGCTACTATCTCTTGCAGTATCAACCATCTGCCTCTTACCTTTTGACCAAAGACTGCAGCAGGAGTTAATCCAAAGTCCAATCCAATATATAACGGAACACCATCAGCTACTGGTATTTCTTCTTTAGCTACATGAGTATCATGCACAAACATATTATAAACTGGCTTACCATCTTGAATACTGCCAAGTCTGTTCATTACATAGACATCTATCCAAGACTTTGTTTTACCTTGAACTAAGTTAGGATAATATGATTCTAATATATTTAATCTGTTCTCTGCTTTTTTATTTGGCTTGTATCCAGTAACAGCACCATTTTCATCTCTCTCTTCTATCATACCACTAGGTTGTGTAAAGAACTGCCAGTTGTCAGGCTTGACTAACATACGACTTTCTTCCAAAGAAATATGATCAGGAACTGGAACTTCGCCACTCATGATTGACCACCAGTGATCTTCTTCAGGACTGTTAGTATCACAGATAACACCACTCCAAGTTGCAGCACCATCTTTCACACTAGGATATCTGCCAACTCTCATAGTGCAAGCATCAATAATTGACTTAGGTATTTCCCTAGCCTCGTTGACCCATACACCAGTAAGTTCCAATGAAAGTAATTTTTTTACATCTTCAGGTCTATCAAGTGCTAGGAATATAACTTCCATATCCAAGTCACCTGCTGTTATCATATGAGTATAAGGAACAGACCACATAAACTTTCCCCACTCATTCTCAGGAAACCAATCAAGCCAAGTCTTAATAGTGGTTGTTCTTAGTTGTGGGTTCGTGTTTCTAATGATTGCCCATCTGCTTTTTCTCTTACCATTCTTATCAGGCTCTTGCATTAAGGCTCTACGAAATATTTCAATACTACAAGCTACTGACTTGCCACTACCAACTGGACCTCTTATGCCACGAAAGAAAGTATTATCTTTCATGAAGTCCTTGATAACTTGTCCATCAGGTTTGTATTTAAATTGTATCAATGTGAGTATTAACTCCGACTCTAAGAAGAGTGTCCACAGTCTCAGGACCGATAACTGCTATTACTTTGTCGGCTTCCCTATCAGTACAGAATTGTTCAGGGTGGTGTTTCAGGTGAACTCGCTTCACCACTTCTCTAAGTATTCGCCTCTCTTCAATCTTAAGAGTATGTAAGAATGTCATTTAACAACTCGTGTCTTACGATTCACTTGCTTTACATGAAGTACCCTACAGTACTTATCATAAAAAAAATTACTTATCTTATTAAAAAATTTAAATAGTTGGAAGTATATATCAATCATTTTCTATCCTATGAATAAGATCTATAGCTTTTCGTTTTGCTTGCAATCTTTTTGGGCTGTTTAGATACTTGTTTATTTCTTCTAACTGCTCTGCGTTTAGCAGCCGTAGTGGCTTTGTATTCAGAGTCCGATAAAGCTTTAATTGCTTTTTCAGGTAGATAACGTTCGCCAGTTGCCTTACTCCCTTGTGTACTAGGTTTACCTGATTTCGTTCTCCACTTTTGTCTTGTCCAAGCACGAAGCGACCTCTGTGATTTCTTCAAAGCCATTAGGAAGTATAACCTCCACCTTTAGCTTTATATTGTTTAGCTAACATCTGTGCCTTACGAGCAGACCATTGACCAGACTTGCCACCTTTGTTACTCGCTTTGATCCTATTAAACAAAGCCTTTCTCATTGAAGGCTTTGTATAGTTTCCTGCTGCATTAACTGCCATTTACTTTTTCTTCTTAGATGCCATAATTTTTTTCTGTAAAGCAGTAGGTAATGTCTTTTGCTTTGCAGTCATCTTCTTTTTTGCAGGTGGTCTACCTTTAGTAGTTCCATATGTTCCTTTTCCCATTGGCATTTTAGCTTTCCTTTCTTTAAGTTTATATCTTAATAATTCAACCTTTAAATGAATTTCGTCAAGTCTTTTTCTTTGACTTGTTTCGTTTCGATATTGCTCTAGCTTTTGCACGAGCATCAGCCTTACTTGAAGCACCCCATGCACGAAGCGATAATAATAACCTAGTAGGTTTTCCTTTAGCATCTTTCTCTGGTCCTCTCATTCCTGCCATACGAGCCAAGAAGGAAGCTCGTCTAGGATTGTCTCCACTCTTAACTGGTGCTTTTAATGTGCCACCTTTATATGAGGCACGACCCTTAGCATTTAACCCACCTTTAGGATTCTTTCCTGCTTTTCTTGTCCATGCAGGTGTCTTAGCCATAACGTACCTTTTTGAATATTAATGTTTGTGTTAGACCACTGTCAGTATAAGCATACAAGTTTTTGGACCCCCTAGTCAAGTTAGGTCTATGGACACAGAGATATTACCCTGCACTAGTGACATTGACTTTTCTACTGGCTTGTAACCTGCTCTATCTAGTATGTCTTTACTAGCTTCTAGCTGTACGTACTCAGACTTAGCACTACTTGCTAAGTCAAGTACCTTCCTAGAAGCTATCGTAGCATTAAGACCAATACTCTGTCTTACCATTTGTTGCATATACTCTTGGACATGAGGCAAACGCAAAGTCTTACTGGCTGTCACTCTTCCTGCTTCGCCTTCTGCGTATCCAGACTTTGCACTAGCCTCTTTTATACTGCAACCCAATGCTACGATCGTATCAACTAGTGTCTTTTGTTTATTCGTGAGTCTTAGCTGTTTTAACAAGAGAACCCCCCTACCCCCCTTTTATGGAGGAGTTAATTTCATATGTCAAGGGCATACTAGTTCTCTTGTTAAAACAATGACTTACGTCATTGGACTCACTCATTACAAACAGCCACTATATTGATACGAGCCACTTTGTATCGCCAAAGTGGACAAAACTAACCATGTTGCAGTCCTCGCAACACAGACGTAAAAAGACATGCTTTTTACTTTGTTGCTCCGTGGCTTCACATGGATTTCTACTTTATAAAAGTATCAAACATAATGTGTCGCTATAGCGACTCCTAACGTCATTGCACGATAGAAGTCTCGCTGTTCGCCACAGACTCGACACTCTTACGTATTTACTAAGGTAAATACTAGGTGTGCAATGACTCCCAATCAACATGTTAATACCTTGAGGCTGATGGGGATATCGAGGAAAAGGTGGGTCGTTGAGAGCCATTCTTGTGGTCTAAGATGCCTCTGCAATACTGAAAGTAAAGAACTTCAGTGACGTCTGTCTGTGTCATTTGTGAAAGAATCTCCTTTGCTCTGTTGAGACAAGACTAACCACTAACACAACGTTGCTAATTACAAGTGTAAAATAGCTCGGCTGTTAGCCTCGACAGAGACGATTTTACTCTTGTAATTGTTTTTGTGTGTCGCTTCAGCGACACGCTTATTGGTTATTGCAACGCCATGTTTGTGGAAGCTTGTCATCAACAAACCAAAGGAGATACAAATGACACAGTTAAAGACAGACATCATTGAAGTTCTAAATACTTTCAATATCACAGAGTCCGACCACAAGAACGGCTCACAACTTGGATATAAGAAAAAATACTTATTAACATGTTGGTTGGGTAGGTTACATGATGTTGTTAATCAACTCAAAAATGAGTACAACATAGGTTCTAACATTCTTCAAGACATGAATGATGAGGATAACGACATGGATTCTCGTGGTGGTTATGGTCGTATGGCTATCGAAAGACAGACAGGGTTTGGCTTTCCAACAGACCCTGAGAAGCTTTCGGAAAAGCTTGAGGTCCTAATGGAAGACTACAATACTATGAAGGAATGCTTTGACTATCATGATGAGATCTATGAAACACTTTACGGATCTAAGTTTAGTCCAAGAGGTAAAGCTGTTACTAAGACAACTAACAAAGCTGCTCTTACAAAAGCAAAAAAGAAGTTCGTACCTATTGCATAGGTCGAACAACCTCTGTTCTGCATTACGCAGAACAGAGGTTCTTTTTTTTTATTGGATTACAGATGGGGGAGATTGGCTCAACATTTAGGAGGTTGGCTGAGTCGTTTTCACTTATGTGTTACAGAAGGAATTACACTATGGCTAATTATTTTATAATCTATTTGATATACATAATCTTTTGTATATTAACTTTTGCTACATTTATATTTACACTTGTAGCATTTAACCCAAGCTGATTCAAAGGAGGTAATTATGAATCACATGACACAACTAGCTAAACTAATCGACAAACCTGCAGAGTATAACTTTCCTATAGAAACTATACCAATGAAAGGTATGTGTGATGACAAACTAATCAACTGTGATGATCGTGTTATGATTATCAGAGCAGATACTGAAGAGTATCTTGGTAATCATTCCAAATCATACAGACCTGTTACTCATGCAAAGGTACTTGATCCAGTCATAAGTATTGTTGATAGTATGAATACACCATACATTACACAAGTAAACATGATTGATAATGGTGCTATGATGGAGGCACGAATCATATGCAAAGAGATTTGCTTTGATGATCCTGCACAGCAAGACTACATTGCATTTCAAATTACAGTTCGTAACTCTTACAATGGAGTATGGTCTGTGATGATACAAGCTGATGGTCTACGTCTGTGGTGTATGAATGGCTGCACTACACCTGATAAGATTGCAAACTATAGGCAAAAACATAATGGTATCTTTGCCTACAACTTTGATCATATCAAACACTCAATCAATTTGTTTCGTGACAATGAGCCTCGCTTTCGTGAGTGGTACAACACACCAGTAACACATGATGAAGTTGTTACTTTATTTGATAAGTTAACTTGGACACCAAAGCCAACTATTGATGGCAGGTATCGTAACGAAACACAATATCAAAATCTCAACCAACATTGGGGTGACTATTGCCACAGCATTGGTCGTAACAAATGGGGATTGTATAATGCAGTAACTCATTGGATATCTCACCCACAAAATGTCAGTAGTACGAACAAAACTATTGTCGAACGTAACAGTAAGATGTTATCATATATGTCTAAGTCAGACTCAATGTTCAATTAATGGAGGTTATAATGAGCATCAATTACACAACATCAGAACTAAAAATGTGCCAAGCTTATGCTAGACTTGGCACACCACAAGACTTCAGGATAATGTACGATCATATGTGTGACGTAGCTAAACCATATGGCTACAATCACCCTGAGTTTTGGGTCAACAAAATGACAGCCAAGACAATCAAAATATGGGAAGCAAACAATGCTCCCAAAGATTGGGAAGGTAAAGAAGCATCTGATATTCTCAATGACATGATGGATACTCAAATCAAACACAGCTTCAACTAATACCTGATGTGGTTGGGTAGTAGTCACGCATCTTCTCCTTGATGCGTGGCTACACTAATACAATGAGAAACACAGTCAGATATCAATATGTTGCACTAATTGACAAGTTAGTTTTGTTGCGAAAAGATAGAAAAATATCGCAAGAAAAACTTGCTTTAGATATTGGTATCGACACTAAGTTGTTTGGTCAATGGGAACGTAAACTTGTTGAGCCAAAACTATTTAATTTGCTTTGTTGGTGTGAAGCATTGCAAATTTACCTTACAATTTCACATGATGATGGAGAGTTCTAATGAGTGATAGAATAGATAAGTTAATTAAAGAAAGCATGGATAAGTCTCACTTGCAGGGCAAGATAATAATTCTGCACAAACTTATCAATGAATTAAAGAGTACAGTTCGTGGACTGGAAGAAGAACTAGAAAAGATTGGTGTAAACAATGGCAAGTAAAAGTAAAATCAAAGGTAACTATCATGAGAATTGGTTTGTAAAACTATTCACATCATGGAAGTTACCAGTAAAAAAAGTACCACTATCAGGTAGTCTTGGTGGTGAACATACTGGTGACATCAAACTTGTAATCAAAGGAGTAGAGTATGTTGTCGAAATAAAATACAGAGCAGTAGATGGATTCCCTAATGTTTTCAAAGTGTTAGACGGAAAAGATATTGCAATGTATAAACGTAAGACTGGTGAACCAAGATGGGTTGCCATTATTCCAGATAAAATATTTAAGGAGATAATTAAATGATATGTGTGATATGTCATAAAGAAATAGAAAAACAATACACTAAAGAAGGTGTCATGTATTGGGATCAAGGCAATAGTGCTGAACCAATAGCAGATGGTAGATGTTGCAATAAATGTAACGATACTATTGTAACTCCTGCAAGAGTTACAGAAATGATAGTTCAAATGAATGGAGGTCAATCATGAACAAATATAAAAAACTATGGCTAGACTATTATGATCAAGTCGTATCACTTGAAGGACTTGAGCAGCAAATCGAGCAAGCAGAACATGTGTCACAACTACAGCGATACATAAACTACAAGATGAAACCTATCTATCAGTCAGACAAAGACTGGTGTAATGCAATCGCTACAGAACTTTGGAATGACCACTGGAGCAAACACAATGAGTCAGTTTAATTTAAAACTAACTAAAGATTGGCAACCAAGCCAAGTAATCATGGACAAATACAAGGAGGTTAACCATGACAGAGAAACTAAATACTTCAAACATTTCTACATTAACAACCAGTATCGTAGAGGAGACTGGGATCAAGAGTATTGCAGATGGTGTGACAAACAGACCGATCGCAAAAACTCTCGTTCAGCAGTGGGGTACAGATCCAAACGGATACACAAAGAAGATTCATTCTATGCTAGAGTCTACTCTGAACTGCAGGATAAATGAACGAGTCAACAGTTCGTTTGTATTCTTCAGATGGGAGATGCCTTCCATATCAGAGGTAGCTACTCGTCTCAATGACAAGAAGCAACTGATCATCAAGACTATGCAAGAAGCTATGACTGTGGCTGATCCCAAAGATATTCAAGACTGGATCATGGAAGTCATGGTATGTACTGCCAAACAATCTGCCTTGACTGAGAGAGACATGGCACTCAAGGCTAAGGTCTATGCCACAAAGCTAGGTCATATACCTGCAGATATATTGCGTGATGCGTGTCACAAGATATGTCTAAACAGTAAGTTCTTCCCATCACTGGCAGAGATCTATCAATATGTAGAGCCAAAGCTTTACTATCGTAAGTCACTGGTGGAGTTGATATCAAGTAAACTAATCGCATCAATAGGAGATAAGTAATGAGTCGATATAATTCAGACAGCATTGATGAATGTTGTGAAGAGATAACTGGTCATACTAACTGGTCATATGCAGACAAGTCTGATTATGAAAAGATAATGAGCAGACGAAATGGCGATCACCCTAACAGTGATAGGATACATTCTATCGTTGTGTTTTATAATGATGAAGAGGAGGAAGAAAGATGAGCTATAAAGAACGTTGGGATTTACAAATAGCTTTAAAGAAAGTTGCAAATATGAAAGTAGATAACTTTCAAACTAAATGTGAAGAGAATAATATTACATGTTGGGAAATGGATCATATGATTTATGACTTAGCACAAGCATTAGTAAGGAGTAAATCAAATGGAAAATCCTAAAGAAATAAAACGTATGAATTATTTATCATTCTTTAAAGATGGTGTAGCTGATGGTTTGTTTATAGGTAAGCAAGATGAAAGTAAATTATTCTCTGCTTATTATAAACAAGGATATGATTACGGA